AGATACAGGGGGTTGGTATGCAATTAGCTGACCAGATGGCAACGATGCCTGATGCGGGAATGGTTCCAGCAACCGCGAATCAAATACAAACAATGGCTATGGGTGGTGCCGTTACTGCAAAAAAGTTTGAAGAGGGCGGCGGTACTAGCACTGCTCAATCTATAAGAGAAGGGTTTGTAAGTAACCTTCCAATAATCGCACAAATTAATGCTTTAAAAGATGTAAGAGAAGCTGAAGGTTTAGAAAAATTAGTAGAAGGGTTAGATGTACTTCCTGTTAATCCTGTAAAATTATTGAGAAATATAAAAGCGCGTAAAGAACTTAGAGCAGAACGTAAAGCAGAAGAACAAGCAGATAGAGAAAGAGAAGAAGCTATGGTTTTTGGTCCTCAGTCAAGGGCTAACGGTGGCCCAATTACAGCGCAACGGTTCCAAGATGGTTCACAAAGCGGCATAGAGAATTACGATCCTGAACTAGATGTAGATTTTATTGCTCAACAAGAAGCATTTGAAGAACTGCTAGAACTAAATGGATTAGTAGATAAAGGCGTAATAAGTGAGGCTCGGGCAGAAAACGATAGACAACTTTTAATGAGAGTACTGCAGCCTGGAAGAACGGTTAGTGATCTCGATAGAAAAAACTTGAAAAGATCTTCTGGAAAAAAAGCTAACGGTGGCCCAATAACTTCTGAACGCCTTAATCAACTTAGACGCCGTTGAGTACACCACTAGAGCAATTACGAAGTGTAGACCTTTCGCATCTTTCTAAAGAGGAAGCGAAAGAGTTTACAGTATTATTAGAAGAATTAGAAAAGCGTGAAAAGCGTGAAGATTCTATGGCTTCGTTTTACGATTTCGTTAAAGCGATATGGCCTGAGTTTATTGCAGGTGCGCATCATAAAAAGATGGCAGAGGCTTTCGATAAGATAGCTAGTGGTGAATCTAAACGTCTAATAATTAATATGCCTCCGCGACATACGAAATCCGAGTTCGCGTCGTATTTATTCCCCGCCTATCTATTAGGTAAGCGTCCTAAATTAAAAATCATTGAAGCAACCCACACCGCTGACCTTGCGATTAATTTCGGTCGTAGAGTTCGTGACTTATTAGAAAGCGAAGAATACGCAGAGATATTTCCTGCTACTGAATTAAAGGCCGATTCACGAAGCGCGGGTAAATGGAGTACGTCTCAGGGCGGTCAGTATTATGCGGCGGGTATTGGTGGTGCACTCGCGGGACGTGGTGCTGATTTATGTATTATTGATGACCCTCATTCTGAGCAGGATGCGTTTTCTGATAAAGCGTTAGAGGAGGCTTACGAATGGTATCAAACTGGGCCTCGTCAGCGTTTGCAGCCAGGAGGGGCGATAGTTATCGTAATGACTCGTTGGGGAAAGAAAGACGTAACGGGTAAGTTATTAAAAAAGATGACGGAACAAAAGGGCGGCGATAAGTGGGAGTTAATTGAATTCCCAGCTATATTACCGTCAGGTAAACCGTTATGGCCTGAATTTTGGCCGATAGAAGAATTAGAAGCGACTAAAGCGTCGATTCCCCCGTCTAAATGGGCAGCGCAATATATGCAGCGGCCTACGGGCGAGGGTATATCTATCGTTCCGAAAGAGTGGATTAAGCGATGGCCTAACGATGACCCTCCTTCGTGTGATTATTTAATACAAAGTTACGATACAGCGTTTTTAAAATCAGAAAGAGCTGACTATAGTGCGATAACAACGTGGGGTGTTTTCTATCCGGAGGGTAAAATCAACGATGAGATGTACTCTGGTAAGGACGCGCACCTAGTTTTATTAGATTGTGTTAAAGAACGGTTAGATTTCCCTGAATTAAAGCGCGAAGCGATGCGGTTATACGAGTATTGGGAGCCTGATTCAGTAATTATTGAAACGAAAGCATCAGGGATACCGTTAACACAAGAGTTAAGGCGGCAAGGTATTCCAATAAATACCTTTTCACCGAGCAAAGGTCAGGATAAAATCGCTAGATTGAATACAGTAAGCGCGATTTTCCAAGAAGGTCGCGTTTGGGTTCCTGAAACTAATTGGGGACAGGAATTAGTAGACGAAATTGCGGATTTTCCTAACGGAGAGAACGATGATTGCGTCGATGCTACGACATTAGCGTTAATGCGCTTTAGAAATGGCGGGTTTTTACGATTAGACGGCGATTATGCCGAAGAAGAAGAGTATTATCCTAAAATAAGGGCATATTACTAATTTACCGTTCCGAAAAATAAGAGTATCGTGGCGAACCATGGCTGAAATACAAATTCCAGAAGAATATGAAGGCGAAGAAGAGATAGAAATCCTTTTTGACGAGGATGATAATCTTGTAGACCCTTCTTTAATGGATTCAGACCAACAAACTGAATTTAATGACAATCTCGCAGAGTTTTTAGACTCGTCTACGCTATCAGAGATTTCGTCACAGGTACTTACGAACTTCCAAAACGATTTAGACTCCAGAGAAGACTGGTACGAAACTTTTAAAGACGGATTAGAACTTTTAGGTATTCAAAACGACCCTAGAAGCGAACCCTTTGAAGGAGCTAGTGGTGTATATCACCCGTTACTAGCTGAAGCGGTAACTCATTTCCAAGCTCAAGCCTATAAAGAACTACTTCCTGCAAACGGCCCAGTAGATACGAAAGTTATGGGCGCGTCTAGTGATCCTAAAGCGATGCAAGCTAATCGCGTAAAGGATTTCATGAATTACCAGCTGTTATATAAAATGGAAGAATACGATCCAGAAATGGATCAGATGTTGTTCTTTTTACCTCTCGCTGGTTCTGCGTTTAAAAAATGTTATTTTGATCCTGCGATAGGACGGATAGTTTCTCGTTTTATTAAAGCAGAAGATCTAGTTGTTCCGTATAGTGCTACAGATTTACATACGTCTCCCCGTATAACTCATCGTATGTCGATGACTGAAAACGATTTGCTTAAATTACAGTTAAGTGGTTTTTATATAGATACGGATATGAATACTCCGATGTACGGCGGGGATAATGATTCTGTTCAATCTAAAATAGATGAGATTGACGGTGTTACAAGAACAGGTGATCAACACGATTTTACATTACTTGAATGTCATACCGAATTAGATATTGAAGGTTTTGAACATACGGATAGCGAAGGTGAACCAACAGGTTTAGCGTTGCCGTATATCGTTACAGTATGTAAAGATACTAACGATGTATTAGCTATTAGACGTAATTACGTTGAAACAGACCCAATGCGTAAGAAAGTTGAATACTTTACGCATTTTAAATTCCTTCCAGGATTAGGGTTTTATGGCTTTGGTTTAATCCATATGATTGGCGGCGTAACTAAATCAGCTACTGCGATTTTAAGACAGTTAATTGATGCAGGAACATTAGCTAATTTACCAGCTGGTTTTAAAGCTCGCGGATTAAATATCCAAAGATCAGATGATCCTGTACAGCCAGGAGAATGGAGAGACGTTGATACTCCAGGAGGAACTATTCGTGACGCCTTTATGCCGTTACCGTATAAAGAGCCAAGCCCTACGTTAGCAAATTTATTAGGATTACTTGTTGAATCTGGTCAGCGTTTTGCTTCTGTTATGGAACAAAATACTGGAGACGGTAATAGCGAAGCTCCTGTAGGAACTACCGTTGCTCTTTTAGAGAAAGGCCAGAAGGTTATTTCTTCTATTCATAAACGTATGCATTACGCACAACGTACTGAATTTAAGATTTTAAAGAGATTGTTCGGTGAGTATTTACCTCCTGAATACCCTTACCAAGTACAAGGTGCACAGCAAACAGTATTTGCGGAAGACTTTAACAATAGTGTTGACGTTATCCCTGTATGTGACCCTAATATCTTTAGTACGACTCAACGTATTATTTTAGCGCAAACTCAGCTGCAAATGGCACAAAGCGCACCGCAGTTACACAATATGAAAGAAGCCTTTCGTAAAATGTATATTGCGTTAAATATTAAAGATATTGACGATATTCTAATTCCAGATATCCCTCCTGCTCCTAAAGATCCTGTTCAAGAGAATATGGATGCCGCGATGGGGATGCCGTTAAAAGCGTTTATACAACAAAATCATGATGCGCATATACAAGCGCATATGGCGTTTATGCAGAGTCCTCAGATTCAGCAAAACCCACAAGCGATGGCTGCGTTACAAGCGCATATTCAAGAACATATTGCTTTGAAGTATCGTATACAAGTAGAAGAGATGCTGGCTCAACAGGGTATTCAATTACCACAAGCTGGCCCAGACGGTCAGATGCCTCAGCTTCCTCCCGAAGCAGAAAGCCAGATTGCTATAGCCGCAGCTCAAGCTACGCAACAAATTACTGGTCAAGAACAAGCATTAGCTCAAGCGATGGCAGCACAGCAACAAGATCCTGCGCGTGAGATGTTCGATGCACAAATGGATCTAGAACTTGAGAAACTCAAGCAACGTGATAGAGATGCTGAGCGTAAAGCACAGCTTGAAAGAGAACGTATTGAATCTCAAGAACAGCAAACAGATATAAGAGTAGCTTCTGAGTTACAACAAGCAGAAATGCGAGATGATCGTGAAGTAGATTCTAATTTAACAGACATTGCGAAGATAGTTCGCGAATCAAGGGAACAAGACTAAATGCCACATCTAATCAGCAATATTCCTCACTTTAATTGCTGGGTTAGAAAAGAATATACACACAATCACTTAAAATACCATGGCGAGTATTTACACGCTATAGCAATTGCGGTAAACACTATCCCTGATAGATGTTTATCTTTCCAAGTCGTATTTACTGGATACGAAATGGACGAAGAAGAAGATTCTGAAAATCTTCACGGTGGAGCGATGTGGGCTAGGATGCCGATAACCGCTTTAGTTGCAGATGCAGTTCTTGATGAAATGCCAGAACCTATGGCGACTCATTTAGCGCAACCTTGGGATTGTAGTTCCCGAGACCATGAAGCCATTGTTATGGATCGCGTATCTTCTAGTCCTTGGTTATGTAAGATAGATAATGAGTTTCATACGGGTAAGTATTTGTTTACCGTTGATTATACAGGTAATGATATTGCTGATGATCCTGCACAACATAAGCAGAATCATGTAATTCAGCTAACGGATGCTGGGAAATGGACGGGTAATATTATAGCGTTACCTAATAATCGTGTAAGAGCGACTAATCCAGCATTATGGGAAACAGGTTCGGGAGCACCGGACTTTTACCCTAGCCAGCACGTCCATAGTGCTGAATGTGACGATAGCTATATGGATCCGAATATTACGTTTAATAATTTATACTCTGAAGGAGAATAAAATGCCTGGAAAAAAAGCAAACAAAAAGATGCCTAAGAAGATGATGAATGGTGGAAAATCTTCTAAGAAAATGCCTATGATGAAAAGAGGCGGGGCAACAGGAAAGAAAAAGAAATGAGAAATTTTCGATCTACGGAGATGCCTTACCCATCTCCTAGTAATAAACAGGCTGCAAAAACTATGCCTTCTATACCAGAGCCTTCTAACGAAGGTTTTGCTAAGGCTACGGAGCTTAAAGAAAAGACCGTAAACCTTGAAGGAAAGAAAGTAAGAACAAAAGGTACTGGTGCAGCTACTAAAGGTTTGGATTTTACTAGCTACATTAACTAATGGATTTTTTAAAATATTCGGAGCATTTACTCCGCAAATTACGTGAGAGACAAGCGGATCTCACGCATACACTCGCCACTGGTGGCGCACAAGACTTTGTTCAGTACCAACGAATAGTTGGTGAGATTTCGGGGCTTAATTTTGCTGAACAAGAGATAACTGCCCTGCATGGAAGGATGGAAGATGTCGAAGACGACTGATGAAGTAGATCTAAGTAGCATAGGTGCTACCCCAAACAGAGTTTTAAATTTTGGTTCTGATACGCCTTTAGAACCTAAAAAGGAAGCAATAACTCCTGAGAATTTAGAATCTCATGCGGATAAACTACCGAACCCTACGGGTTATCGTATGTTAATCCTCCCGTTTACTCCTCCGGAGAAAACAAAAGGCGGCATTATGTTAGCTAAACAAACTCTTGATAAAGAGCGGATAGCTACTGTAGTTGGGCTTGTTGTAAGAAAAGGCCCAGATGCTTATTCCGATACAAATAAATTTCCTGAAGGCCCGTGGTGTGAAGAGGGTGATTGGGTAATATTTGGTCGCTACGCAGGAGCAAGATTTAACATTGACGGGGGCGATATGCGTCTTTTAAACGATGATGAAATCTTAGCTACTGTAAACAATCCAGAAGATATTCTGCAATAAGGTGATATAAAATGTCTGAGTCTCAAGAAATTGAACTTATACTTCCAGATGAAGAAGTAGATCCACGGGAAGCTGATGTATTACAGGAGTCTTCTCAAGACTTCGATATGTCTGCACCTGAAGAAAGCAACACTGATGAGTTAGAGGATTATAGCGACGGTGTTCAAAAGCGTATTGATAAACTAACTTATCGTATGCGGGAAGCTGAACGTCAGAGAGAAGAAGCAGTTGAATTCGCTAAGAAGTTATCTGAGCATAACAACTCACTACAAAGTAAGTTGCAATCTTCTGATACTACATTAGTTAACGAATACGCACAAAGAATTGACTCTGATAAAGAACGCGCTCGTCGCGCTTTAGTTGAAGCTCAACAGTTAGGCGATGCTGAAGCAATATCATTAGCTACAGAAGCAGTTGCTAAAACTTCTTATGAAGCGCAAAATGCCCAAAGATTAATAGCACAGCAGAAAAACAGACCTCAACAGTCTCAACCTGCTGCGCCACAGCAAAGAAATTTGCAACCAGCTGCTCCTGACCGCGCTGCAGAAGCGTGGGCAGAAAAGAACAGTTGGTTTGGTGACGACGAAGGCATGACGTATGCTGCTATGGGTGTTCACCAAAAATTAATAAAGGAAGGGGTTCCTCCTAGTTCTACTCATTATTATCAACGAGTAGATTCTGAAATGAGAAACCTCTTTCCACAAAAGTTCGCCGATGAGACGAAAAACGTGCAATCTGCTGTAGCAGGAGCCAGCCGTGGTGCTGGAGCTGTTAAAAAAGGAGCACGCAGTGTTAAACTCACACCATCACAGATAGCAATAGCTAAACGTATTGGTGTGCCTCTTGAAGAGTACGCAAAATTTGTATAGGAGATGAAAATGACAGATCGCACCTCCAGATCTGCTGAAACACGGGATAAAACAACCCGCCGCAAACCTTGGCAACCGCCTTCAATGCTAGACGCCCCTGATGCCCCTGCAGGCTATAAACACAGATGGGTTCGTGCAGAAGTTCGTGGGCACGATGATCGCGCAAATATGTCTAAACGTATTCGCGAAGGATTCGAGCCAGTAAGAGCAGAAGATCATCCTGATTTTGACGCTCCTACTATTGACGACGGACGGCACGCTGGCGTGATTGGTGTAGGTGGCCTAATTCTCGCAAAAATACCTGACGAGACTGTAGATGAGCGGAACGCATATTTCAACGGAAAAACTGCTGACCAACTCTATGGTGTTGACAATGATTTGCTGCGGGATAGTGACCCTCGTATGCCACTAAGAAAAAGTGATATTCGCAGGGACTCTAAAGTAGAGTTCGGTAGTCGTAAACCGGCTGCTGATTAAATTTCATCATTTTCCTTAAAGGATTAAATCATGGCTAATACTGATGCCCCTAACGGGTTCACCCCAGCCTACCATCTTTACGGTGGTACGATACGTCCCCAGAAATTGCGTATTGCAAGTGCAACGAATGCTTCCATCTTCACTGGAGATGTAGTTATTCTTTCTTCTGGGTATGTTGTACAAGGCACTGCCACAGGCGCTCCATGTGGAGTTTTTGCTGGCGTTTTTTACACTGCCACTGACGGCACACCTACTTACTCTAATATGTGGACAGCCAGCGTAGCTACGCTAGGTTCTGCAGATGCAGAGGCGTATGTGTATACCGACCCAGCTATCGTGTATGAAGCACAATTTACTGCGGGTACTCCTGCTGTAAGTTTCATTGGTAGTAAGTATACTATCACCACAACTGCTGGTAGCACCAACAATGGACGTTCCAAAGAAGGTGTAACAGCGACTACTAGCAGCGGCATTGCGTTGTTGAATAGGTTTGTGGATTCGCCAAGTAATTCAATCGGTGCTAACGCCCGTGGTTACTTTTCATTCCCAACCAACATATTCGCTGTTTAAGGAGAGTAACTAATGGCTATTAATAGAGCGCAACTCGTAAAAGAGCTTGTTCCTGGCCTTCACGCTCTCTTTGGTTTAGAGTATGAACGCTATGCACCAGAGCATGAAGAAATCTTCGATACGGAGACTTCTGAAAGAGCCTTCGAAGAAGAAGTAATGCTTACTGGTTTCGGTGAAGCCCCTGTAAAGTTTGAAGGTTCTGGCGTATCTTATGATACTGCTCAAGAGTCTTTTACTGCACGGTACTCGCATGAAACTATCGCATTGGCTTTCTCTTTAACTGAAGAAGCTATCGAAGATAACTTGTACGACACTTTGTCCTCGCGTTATACACGAGCACTTGCTCGTTCTATGATGCAAACTAAGCAGATTAAAGCAGCTAACGTATTGAACAATGCGTTTAGTAGCTCTTTTCTAGGCGGTGACGGCAAAGAACTATGTGCAACGGATCACCCAACGGTTGGTAATCAAGATCAAAGCAATGAACTGTCAACGGCAGCAGATTTGAATGAGACTTCATTAGAACAAGCGTTGATTGATATTGCAGCTTTCGAAGATGAGCGTGGTTTAAAGATCAATGCTCAAGCCCGTAAGTTGATTATCCCATCTGCTCTGCAATTCGTTGCAGACCGTCTACTGGAAACTCCAGGACGCGTAGGTACTGCGGATAACGATATCAATGCTCTCCGCAATATGGGTATGGTTCCTGAAGGATATACGGTTAATCATTATCTAACAGATACTGATGCCTTCTTCCTGAAGACTGACGTGCCTAACGGTCTGAAGCATTTTGTACGATCTCCTGTATCAACTAACATGGAAGGTGACTTCGAAACCGGAAATGTTCGTTATAAAGCAAGAGAACGCTACAGCTTCGGCTTTAGTGATTGGCGTGGTATTTTCGGTTCTCCTGGAGCCGCATAATCCTGCTGATATGCTAAAAAAAGAGAGGGGCACTTGTTGCCCCTTTTCTTTTTCTGGAGTATAACACTCCTATCCCTGACAGGTACATCCCGTATCTGACACTAGCCACGACAGGAGATTATCATGGCGAATACTACTTTTACAGGACCAGTTCGTTCCGAAGGCGGCTTTCAAGTTGTCTCTAAAAATGCAACAACAGGTGCTATTACAACGGTAGCAAATACAGCTTCAACAGGTATTGTTACTAACAAATTTGTAAAACACGTTGGCTTTGCAACAGGTGTTACTGTAAACAGCACTGCTGGCGATAGCCCTACTATTGGTGAGTTTACTCAGCCTGCAAACACAATCATTACTGACATTAAGATCTTTTGTGATGTTGCTCCAGTTATTGGAGAAGGTGATATTGGTTACGAAGTTGGTACATCTTCTTCTGGTGCACAAATTGTTGCAGCTCAGACAGACGAAATCTTAGATGCTGGTACAACTGTTGTTGTACACAACGTAACGATTACTGCTCTAGTTCTTCAAACACAGGATGGCACAACAGCCCCAGCTTCTGTTCAATATACAGATACCGAAAGAACTATCTTCTGCAACATCACTAATACAGTTGATGCTACAACAGCAGGATCGTTTACGTTCATTATTGAATACGTTCAAATCGCGTAATTAATCTGATAGGGGCTTCGGCCCCTGTTCTCATATAGGAGAGATTTATGGGCGTACAATCAGATGTAATTGCAGTCACCATTACTGCAGATACGCTTGCAGCAGACGACGATGGCATTTCAGTTTCGGCGCAAGTAGCGAATAATGCGGCGTTAGTTATAGGCGGTGCACTTGCTAGTGGAGGTGCAGTTGCTTTAAGTAATGCTAGAAAAGTAACAATTACGTCTGGTGGCGATGATGATGAAATTTCATTCACTATCGTAGGCACCGACATTAATGGTACTGCGCAGACAGAGGCACTTACTGGAGCTAATGCAGGTGTTGCTACAAGTGCAGCATTCTTCCTTACGATTGCAAGTATAACCGCTGTAGGGGATCCTGCTGGAACTGTTAAAGCAGGTATTAGTGGTGACTCTTCAGATATCGTTTTTCTAGGTAGAGCTAGATTAAAAGGCGTGTTTTTAACAAGTACCGCTACCGCAGGATCAGTAGACTTTTTAACTACTTCAACTGCAGGGACAAGCCTATTTAAAATAAGTTCTGTTGCTTCTGCTACAGCAACAAGAGACGTAGTTATTCCAGATGAAGGTGTTTTGTTTAAAGAAGGAATCTATATTCAATACACGGTTTCTACTTTTCTAACTTTAACTATGTTCCACGCATAATGGCAACATCAGGCACACGAACATTTAGTTTAACTGCTGTTGATGCGATAGAAGAAGCGTATGAACTCGCTGGCTTAGAATATCGTACTGGTTACGACGGAGTAACTGCTAGAAGATCTATGAATATAATGTTCGCAGATTGGTCTAACAGGGGTATCCAAATATGGGAAGTAGAACAAGTTTCTTTAGATTTAGTTGAAGGAACGACTTCTTACGACTTAAACCAGTACGATATTGATGTTTTAGATGCGGTTATTAGGCGTACAACTAACGGTATCCAAACAGATTTCCAGATTGATCGTATTGATCGTGGAGAATATTTAGATATTCCTAATAAAGAAACTAAAGCTAGAGTAACTCAGTATTACCTTGAAAGAACAATAACTCCTAAGTTATATGTTTGGCCAGCACCTGAAAATTCTACAGATACCTTAATTTCTTATCGTTGGAAAAGAATTCAAGATGTAAACGCTGGGGCAGAAGATATTGATATACCTAGTCGGTTTATGCCTTGTTTAGTTACCGGATTAGCTTTTAATCTTGCGTTAAAGAAAAATCCAGAAAAAGCTGGGTTATTACAACCTCTTTATGAACAAAACTTAGTTAATGCTATTAAGTATGACGATGACGGTTCTTTGCATTTAGTGCCAAGACGGACATATGTCTAATGGCTTTTGCGCAAGGAAAACATTCATACGGAGTATGTGACCGATGTGGTTTTCGTGTGCGTTATACAAAAATGCAAATGGAATGGACAGGGTTTAAAGTTTGTTCTGAATGTTACGAGCCAAAACATCCTCAATTAGAACCTCCGCACAAAGTTAGTGATCCAGAAGGTTTAAGACAAGCTAGGCCGGAAGCACCTTTGCCTCAAGCACAATTAGGTGTTGTTTTCGCTTTCGGGCCAAGTAATACAACGGTTAGTGGGGTTAATGTAGGTGGACAACCTTTATCTACTCTTTTAGACCCGATAGGTAGTCAATTTGAAGGTGTTTCTGGAGAATCTGAACTAGGTGAAATAACAGTGGTAATAACATGAGTTTTACATTAGCTACGCTTAAATCAACAGTTCAAGATTATATGGAAACTGCAGAAACAACTTTTGTTTCTGAATTAGATACTTTTATCCAGGAAGCTGAAGAGCGTATTTTAAAAACAGTAGAACTTCCTGTCTTTAGAAAAAACGTCACCGGAACATCTTCTGAAAGTAATACTTACTTATCTACCCCCGATGATTTTTTAGCTCCGTACAGTCTTGCCGTAATTTCTAGTAACGTCTATACCTATTTATTATTAAAGCACGTTTCATTTATTAGGGATTTTAATCCTAACCCTGCGACAACAGGTCTTCCAAAATATTACGCTCAGTTTGATAATACTACTTTCGTATTAGCTCCAACGCCTGATTCATCATATTCGTTTGAACTTCATTATAAGTATCGTCCTGCTTCGTTAACAACAACAAGTGGGTCTGCAACAACGTGGCTTTCTGATAATGGCCCAGATGCTTTACTATATGGAACATTAGTTGAAGCAGCTACTTTTCTTAAAATACCTGAAGAAACAGCTCAGTATGAACAAAGGTTTATACAAGCAATAAACGGATTAAAGAATTTGGGCCAAGGATATGGCGCAATAGACGAATATCGTTATGATATTGCGAAAGGACAGTAACGTATGTTTTTTGAAGCTCCGAAGTTAGAAGTAGGCAACGTATTAGTAGCGACTACGAACAATAAAGGGCATGACCCTGAGTTTTGGGCACAAACGATAGCTGATAGAATTGTAAGTGTTGGGGGTAATTGTCATCCTGTTATTGCCCAACAAGCAGAAGAATTTAAAGAAGCAGTTAAAGCTACGACTTTACACTATATTAAAGAAGCAATTAAAAGCGATAGGACTACCCTTACCGCTGAATTTGAACGTCAAGGCCATAAGGATATGGCTGATATAATTAGGAGGCTGTAATGGCTATCACAACCGCGTTATGCACAAGTTTTAAAGTTGAAATTTTAAAAGGTGTTCATAATTTCACCGCTGCTGGTGACCAGTATAAACTTGCTTTGTATACCAGTTCCGCATCTTTAGGTGCTGCAACAACTGCTTATACGAGTTCTAATGAAACTAGTGGTACAAACTACACTGCAAAAGGTGCGTTTTTAACGTCTATAACCCCTGTTGCAAGTGGTACGACTGCTCTTTGTGATTTTGCAGATCTTACATTTTCGAATGTTACGATTACCGCAAGAGGAGCATTGATTTACGGTGAGGCTTTATCTGGAGATCCTAGCGTATGTGCTTTAGATTTCGGAGGAGATAAAACTTCTACCGCTGGTGACTTTACTATCCAGTTTCCTACCGCTGACGCATCCAACGCGATCATTCGCATCGCATAGGGCATAACGTGTGGCAGCTATTAGCGGATGGGGCAGAGGTACTTGGGGCGA